CTGTCTATCAACGGGCGGGAGTATTGGCAGGATGTGGACGCCGAACTTGCCTATCTGCGGGACTTGGTGGAAACCCCCAGGGTGGTCACCTATCAGGAGAACGAGGAAACGTTCGCGGTGGTAGTGGAGAACGTTCAGATGCAGATAGCCCAAGTGGTGAACGCTCATCGGGCTAACGATTTCGAGGGGACTGCTATCGTGGTTATGCGTAGTGTAAGATGATGAGCCGATGGCAGCAGTAACACGTAGACAGTACAAGGGCGCAGCCGCCCAGACGACAATCACGAACGCTTTGGCGTCTGGTGACACGTCGGCTACACTCGCGGCAACTACTGGTTGGCCGTCCGGTGCTGAGCCGTTCTTTGTTGTTATCTCGCCTGGGACTGCGAGTGAGGAGAAGTGCAGCGCCACGATTTCTGGTTCGGTGCTGACTCTTACTCGCGCACAGGATGACACGACCGCTCAGTCTCATGCTTCGGGTGCAACTATCTACCCCGTGTTCACAGCCGATGATGCTGATGAGGCGAACTTTTTGGCGTCGAGGTACACGGCGAAGGGTGATGTGGTGGCGTTTAATGGGACGACGGTTGCTGCGTTGGCGGTCGGTACGAATGATTTTGTGTTGACGGCTGATTCGGGTGAGGCGACTGGGCTAAAGTGGGCTGCGCTTCCAGCCGAGGAAAACGACCAGAACATTCTCGCTGTACAAATCTTCGGCTAACATAGGAGACACATGGCTACATTCACTAAGAATCACCTGTCGGGTTCAACCGATGGAAAACTCATCAAGGTTGCTGCTACAGCGACACCTGGGACGACGATTCATACCGGTCCGACAAACACGTCGCATTTTCACGAGTTGTGGCTGTACGCGGTCAACTCTGATTCAACTGACCGCAAGTTGACTATCGAGTTTGGCGGTACTTCTTCGCCGGATGATTTGATTGAGCAAACCATTACCGCAGAGTCGGGTTTGATTCTTGTGGTGCCTGGGTTTGTGGTGCAGGGCAATGCGTCGGCGTTGGTTGTGAAAGCATTTTGTGCGACGGCTGACGTGGTGATGATTGGCGGATACGTCAACGAGATTGCGTAAGGGGTAGCGATGCGTTACGGTGAGCGTACACGCTCAGGCACATCAGTATCAGGGTGGACACAGCGACCTGCGGCTGGTGGCGCAACTTACGGTGTTGCGACGGGTGGCTCGTCGTCAAGCATCACGGTTGGCGGCGAGAACTACACGCTGCTCACATTTTCTTCGTCATCTACGCTTTCCGTGTCTGAACCAGGGCTGTTTGATGTCCTCGTTTTTTCGGGTGGCGGCGGCGGTTCAGGAACTGCTGGTGGAACCCTTGGCACAGGTGGCGGCGGTGCAGGCGGCGTGTTGGAACAAACCATCTATCTGACCGCCAACCAAACCGTGGAAATCGGTGCTGGCGGCGCAGGTATGCCTGCAACGGCAAGTTCCATTGCAGGTATGGGCAGTAGCAGTTCCATCGGTGCAGCGCGTGGACTGTCTGTCGCTGGCGGTGGAACTGGAACGTCACTTGACTCCAATGCGGCGCTCGACCTCGGACGAATCGGCGGTTCTGGTGGCGGCGGATTGTCAAGTTCGTCTGCGGTAGCAAGGGCTGCAACTTTGTCAATGGCACCGAGCGTTTCTGGTTACGCTGGCGGAGAAGGTCATAATGTTGGCAACCCAGGTGGCGGAGGTGGTGGCGGCGGTGCAACAGCAGTCGGTGCAAATGGAACATCGGGAACAGGTGGCGCAGGCGGCGATGGCTACGATGTTTCGGCGTTCATCGGAGGTGGTTCACTTTTCAAGGCTGGCGGCGGTGGCGGCGGCGGCACGACCACCGGCGGCGCAGGCGGTTCATCTGTCGGCGGTTCAGGTGGTGGTAATGCCGCTGGAAACAACGCAGGTGCCAACACCGCAGGCGGCGGTGGTGGTGGCGGTGGCGCAGCACCAAAGGCAGGCGGCAACGGCGGCTCAGGAATCGTGTACGTGAGGTTCAAGGTCTAAACATGGCACACTTCGCACAAATCAACGACGACGGCATCGTCGAACGTGTCATCGTCGTCAGCAACGACGATTGCGGCGGCGGCAACTTCCCTGACAGCGAACCTGTCGGTCAGGCGTTCATCGCATCGCTAGGACTTGCAGGTGAATGGAAGCAAACTTCGTACAACGCCAACTTCCGTTCCAAGTACGCAGGTATTGGTGACACTTATGATGCGGTGAACGACGTATTCGTAGCACCGGCCCCCGTCGACGAAAACTAATCGAGCGGCAACTCGTCGTCACCCCACAACGACAACAACCACAACAAACCAGCAGCCAGCACTACACCCACGCCCACGAACAGGCATAGAAATACGCCTGCGCCAAGTGCTAGTCTTTCAACCATGACAAAGAAGCGTACCTCAAAGCCCAGCGTCAAAGTCGGCATCACCCACCAACAATGGCAGATGTGCCTCTCCTACCTACGCTCGGCACTCGGAGCCGTCGTAGCCGTAGTCGCCACCCTCGACTACGAACCAATGGACCTAGCCAAAGCGTTCGTCGCAGCCCTCATCCCACCCGTCCTGCGCTGGATAAACCCAAACGACCAGGCTTTCGGACGTGGCTCGGAAGCGTAAATACACAGGCACCAGCGACGGAGCAGCCCCAGGCAAACGGGCTGGCACAGAGGAGTTCGTCAAACAGGTAGCCAAACTCACGGGCGGTGCGTTGTGGAACAACGGCACGTGGGTCGTGCGCAACAAGCGCGGTAAAGAATCGCTGTCCGTTCATGCCACCGGCAGGGCAATGGACTTGTCCTACCGCAAGACTGGCTCCAAAGGTAAGCCAAATGGCAGAGAACACGCACGGGAACTAATCAAACTTCTCGTAGCGAACAACGAAGAACTCGGCATCGAGATGATCCTTGACTACTTTCCGGTTCCGCATGGGCGTGGCTGGCGTTGCGACCGGCAAGCTTGGACCAAGTACACACGTCGCACAATCACGGGTGCGCCTGGTGGCGACTGGATACACATAGAAATCTCACCCAAAATGGCGGACTCACCACAGGCAGTGAAGGCTGCTTTTGCTAAGGTGAAACAGATTTGAAATGGACATGGCCACCGCAAGCATCATCGTCGCTACCATTACGGCGGTCGGTGGAATCATCGTCGCGGTAATCAACAAGTTCCGCAAAGAAAACCACAACGATCACGCCTATGTGCGGGGTCTTCTCACCATGCTCTACAAGTCCCAGAACCGTATCGAACATAAAGTTGACCGAGTTGACGAACGCCTCACCCGTCACATAGAGTCACACGCATCGGAGGGGATGCTTGACAATGGGCGAACAGTACACCAAGATGGAGTTGAAACAACTAGCCAAGTTTCTTAGGAAGGTCTACCCAGGCGTCGGGGATCAAGACGAGCTGTGGAACCTGATTGAGAAAACAGAACAACTCGTAAAGGGGAAACATGGAACCAGCAACCGCAGGCGCGGAGATCATAAGTGAGGCATACAACCTCATCACCGGTCAACGCCAAAACGATTACGACCACCCGCTAGAGGACTATTCGCGTACAGTCGACATCTTCCGAGCAATCACCGGAATCAACCTGAGCGCAGAAGAAGGCATCATGTTCATGGTGTCAATGAAACTGTCTCGTCTAGCGAACGAGTTGAACAACGAACTCAACGTCCCCGACAACACACGGGATGCCATCGGCTACCTCGGCTGCCTGAACATGGTGCGCCACAAGTTGCGTGACGACCAAACCCAAGTAGACCGAATCTTTGACCAGTTGCATAAGCGTTTCAAGACAGGGGAATCAACATGGGGCTGATGGACGAAATCAACGCCGACGCACGGCCACGCACCTACGCCACCAAGATTGACGAACTGAAAGCCAAACTTTCGGAGGAAGACTTTGAGGAGTTGATGGAAGCGATAAACGATCCGACTATCAACCAGAACGCGATACGTCGAGTGCTACGCGCTCGCGGTGTCAGCGTGTCATCAGGTTGGCTGTGCCAGTTCAGGACGGGCGTATGAGCCTCAAAGACCAGTTCGCTGACGAGAACGAAGCACTCGCCAAAGCCGACCTCATCAAAGCGAGACGCGAACGCGACATCGCCACAAAAGAACTGACCCGTATCCGCGAGGATTTGGACAAAGCGAACCGTGCCCTATCCATCGTGTCATCGGTGGAACAAGCACACCTGGAACCCCCGAAGTGGATGACCCCCGCCAAACCGAAGTCATCGGCAGCGACCCTGCTACTGATGCTGTCAGACACCCACTTCGATGAAGTAGTCAACCCAGACGAGGTGGAAGGGTTGAACGCTTACAACCGTGAGATAGCCGTCATGCGCCTGCACAAATGGGCCACCAACACCGTCAACATCGCCCGCCACTATCTTGCAGGTGTGGACTACGACGGTGCAGTACTCATGTTGGGTGGCGACATTTTCTCCGGTGACATCCACGAAGAACTAGCCCAAACCAACGAAGATTCGATGATCGGGTCGGTACTGTTCTGGTCAGAACAGATAGCTGCCGCTGTTGAAGTGTTGGTGTCAGAGTTCGGCAAGGTGCATGTGCCGGTCGTAATCGGTAACCACGGGCGTATGTCTCGTAAGCCACGCATGAAACTGCGAGCCAAAACAAACTTTGATTGGCTGCTCGGCAAGATGGTGGAGAAACATTTTGCGAAAGACAAACGGGTCACCTTCGACATCCCCGAAGGTACCGATGCTCTCGTGTCCATCTACGAGTGGAATCATCTGCTCAGCCACGGCGACCAGGTATCAGGCGGTGGCGGTATCGGTGGTATCTATCCGCCGATTATGCGGATGCGGGCACGCAAAGCGCAACGGTACCTCACCACCGGACAAGATTTTTCGACACTGTGGATTGGACACTGGCACCAATACCTGCCATCCCCACACCTGGTTGTCAACGGCAGCTTGAAAGGGTATGACGAGTATGCGTTCATCAACAACTTTCAGTTCGAGCAACCACAGCAGGCGTTGGCTGTGGTGACACCGAAGCACAACATCACGTTCCACGCCCCAATCTTTTCTGCGGATCGTAAAGCCGAGAAGTGGTAACCGGTGTCCACCTGCCCGTGGTCGCTTGTGGCAATCCATTGGATTGACGCATTTGATTCATCGAACGGGTGGATTCACACGAAAGATTACGCACCGAAACCGCAGCATGTGGTGTCGGTCGGCTGGCTGTGGCCCGACCTACTCGAAGGTTATTTGTCGGTAACTTGTTCGTGGTGCCCTGAAGAAGAACCGGAACTCGACAGCGTAGGAATGGTGACCCACATCCCGTTGGGGATGGTGCAACGAATCGTCACCCTCGGTGAACCTGATTGGTGTTTGACTTCGTAGCACCCCACCTGTAAGGTGATAAGCA